AACACCCTTAGTACTTGATACAGTTATTTCTTCTGCAAAAAATGTTCTAGTGTTTAAGTTACCAGTACCTTCCATTCTAAATATGTAAGGTTTGTTAGCTCCATCAGCTATAATAACTTGACCATAATCAAATGTAGCTCCATCAAATAATGTAAACTGACATTGACCTTGTGAAGTTCTTGTTAGTGTACTTCTACCTGTAAAGGCTGTATAATTATCTCCACTACTTGCTACAGAACTTCTACCTATATTTAACCAAGTTTGTCCATCATTACTAAAAAATATTCCTGTACCTGCACTAGCTATTACACCATCTGCATATGGAAATACACCTAATATATTTGTTGTACTTCCTGTAGGTTTTACAGCACTTGTAGTACCAAACTTTTGATAGCCATTTATTCTTCTATAACCACCTTCTGTAGAAACCTC